TCGTGTTGGCATTGATGATCACGCCAGTTGCCGTCGGAATGGAAGAAGTTGCTGCTGTTGTTTGTAAGGTTCCATCGTTGAATTCGATGCCTGTTACTCCGACCGAGATTCCAGTGACGTTTGCTACGTTTGCGTTATCGGAGATTATAGTTCTATCTGCGGGGAGTGTTAAATAAGCTACTCCGCTCCCGGCTAATGTGATCCTGTTGTTACTGTTATTGCTAGAAAACACTGAGTCTCTAGTAAGAGTCCCCGTATCATAAACCCCTGCCCCTACTTCCCAGTTAACACCCTCTTCAATGACATAATAGGTAATTGAATGATTGTCTAGACTAGAGAAATCCTGAAAACCACTAGTAGAATAAGAAACATCAAAGGTGATCGTTCCTGACCCTGTAGTGCTTGTTCCCTGCTTAACTCTATCTTTTAGTTGCACCATATCACTCGACCGTCCTATAGAAGAAAGTAAAAAAAAGCCGCCCTCAGTGCCTTAGAGGGAACCAAAGACGGCTTAAATTATTGCTCAAAAAGCGTTATTAGAACGAGCCTAATAAAACTCTTCGGTTATCTAGGACTGCAAAGCCGTGCTCTGCCCATCCGTAGAAGCCTGCTCGTCGTTGTCGGTGAAGAGTTTCATCTTCAAAGACTTGAACAGCCTGTCGAACTGGCATTACGAAGCTATCGTTACTACGCAAGTCCAATCCAACAACAACTTCAGTGTCGCCGGAAGGAAGTGAGCCGCTAAGATCGCTCTCATAAAACAGTTCGTACTCTTGACCTTCTCCAAGCTCATCCAAGTCATGGAGGTTAACTTGGAAGATTCGGGTCAAAAGACCGCCATCTTGAGAGATCAACTGACGACGGGTAATGTCATCAACTTCATCTACGCCCCAGTTTCGGATGTCTTCGACACCTTCTGGACTTAAGAATAGATCAGTTAAAGCACCACGATTGATAGAGGTACTGTTACCACCTCCATTACGTCGCATAACAGTTTTCATTAAAGAGACAAGTCTCTTCGAGAAAACACCATTAGCAGCATCATTATCAAAAACCAAGATATTGCGATCAACACCAGCGGAAATAACCGTGTGCCAGCCGTCGTCATTAGCTTTCTTAGTGAACTGCGATTCCATTACGCTCATTGCTCGGCCTACTACATCCCATCGTGCATCACGAGCATATTTCAGCAAGTAATCGATAGAGGCACCAACATCATATGTTGGAACCATTACGTAGTCACCCTCTACGTGACGTTCTGGAATTCTACCATGATTAGGAATCGTATATGCTACGAAGTCCTTCTCTGTTCCCGGTGCTAGAAAATCCAAAGGAAATTCTGCAGTTGCTCCGGGGCCTAATTGAATAGGTTCGAAAATACCGTCTAAGATATCTCCACTCATAACACCCTTGCGAAGTGGCAGTTCGAGAGCTTTCGCTAACTCGGCTGTTGCAGCAAGAGATTCTTCCCGGTTCATAGAACCAGACTTCGCGAGAAGCAAGTCCATTTCGGGAGTCGGCTCGAAAAATTTACGTGTAGCCATTTTCTTTTCTCCTACCTGATTAAATTATGTTAATTTCAACTTTAGCGTATCCATCAGCGTCTTTAATCGAAAGGAAGCGTCCAACCTGAGTTGAGCTAGCTACACCTTCTGCGCGTTTGGTTGCTGTTAAGTGGCCAAGAGCATCATAATAAGCTTTAGCTCCAACTGTTGGAGTGCCTGAAATGTTGTTTGCCACAACGGTACCTTGACGAAGAATGAGCACTTTACCGCCCTTTTGTACTTCGTCTTTGTCGAAGTTAATATGTTGACGGGTTAGGTCAATATTAACAACGTCATTTAATAGGAGCCCTGCAGGATTCGCTCCACTAACATCAGCGTTAGTGGTTGGAAACTTGACTACAGCACTACTATCGTCCATCGCTGAACCTGAGCCACCTGTATCGTGAATTACAACTCGGCCTCGTTCGCCGGTTACATTCATGAAGAAGCTTAGGTCAGTTAAAAATTCTACTCTATCTGGTTTAAGTGCCATTAGTGGTTATCTCCTGACTCATTATTAAGAACATAGCTGTTTACCCAGTCTTGAAGACTAGCTCGAACAACGCCATCGTCACCTTCTTCTTCAGAGGATACAGCTAAATCAACTGTCTCTTCTACGGAAGCGGTATCAAGAACGTCTTCATCAATTTCTGATGCTTCGGACTCTTCTTCGGCTTCTTCTGTGTCTTCATCAGCAGTCTCTTCACTAGCTTCTACTTCTTCAGTAGGTTCTACAGTGGGTTGAGCAGCTTTGATTGTGTCAGAGACAGCCTCAAACTGTGTGTTATTTAGGTCTTTGAAGACCTCCAATTTTGCAAGAGCTTCATCTTCATCTAAACCAGCTTCAACTAAAGCACTCAAACGAGCGACTCTAACTTTTTCTGCTTCAAATTCTTGGATCTGCACTTGCGCCTCTACTTTAGCTTCAGTCTCGTCAGAAAGTTTCTGCGTTAAGACTTCTACTTTAGCTTCGGTTTCGATCAAATTTTCTGCGGCGGTGTCAGCTTGTACTGAAAGATCTGCTATACGCTGGGTTAATTCAGCAACTTCACTTTCATACTGAGCGACATCTGCTTTAGAAAGCTTTTCGGATAAGTTGCTATTTTCTTCTTTTAAAGACGCAACCGATTCCTTGAGCTCTTTGATCTGATCATTCAAAAGTTCATTTGACATCTCAGATTTCTCCTTTGTCTTTTTCTCGGAACATATTCTGTTAGTATGTACACCACTCTTTTCAAAAAACAAGTCTTCTGCCACAGAAGCATTACTAAAGTCAAAAACATGGTTCTTATCAAAGATAATGCTTTCTGGATTAGCGGGCTTGTTTACGTAACCTTTACCAGAGAAAGTAATGTTTCTCAGGAGTCTACCAACTTTGTGTTCTTGATATGCACCAGTACCACCATAAGCTCGCAAATGCTTGCTAAGAAAGGCAGTATCTGCACTACGTGCAAGGACATGACTCTCTCCATTAGGGGATAGTACTGCATAATCAAACCCACGAAAGACACACTCCATAGAGACAAACATCTCTCCGCTCTCGATTTTCTCAATTAGTTCTTCTGTCCTTATTTGGTATTCAGGATCTTGCCATTGTCTATAGATAACAGAAGCTACAAGGATATGAAACGGATCAGGAAGAGAGTTCATGTCATGATTTTCATCAATCAAATTAAACTCAGCGTCCACGGGCCAGTTTCCAATAATTCCACCAACGATTTTTTTCTCGTCGTGTTCGAGGTTTGTGGGCTTATACTTGGGAGTATCTTTTGCGGCCCAGACCTCTTCTTTATTAAATACATCGTCATTCTTATTCCAAGTGGTCGAAACTAGAATAGAATACGTGTGGTATATGTCAGAGTCTTCTTTACCTGCTTTAGCAACCACCTCTTTTAACGCGAGGTTATATGCTAACTCAGATTGAAGTACAGTAGGTTTAAGATCGGGCCCACAGACAGCAGAGACATAGGCTACAGAAGCCTGCGTCTGAATCTGCTCTTCGAGACCGTCGTTTTTTTCTGCTTCAAAAACAGTAATTTTACTCATTATGCTTTCCTCCATTTAGTATTTTACACCAAATAGTGGAATTACGCCTGATTCTCTTTAAGGTAGACATAGAAAGCTGCGCGTAGGTTTCTAATCTCTTCGATATTAAGGCGTTTTTCCATATCCTCAGAGGCTTCAGAAATCCAAGAATCACATTCATTGTGGGTCTTTTTGGGGATAGGAGTTGAGTTGATTGCAGAGGAGATAACCTTTACAGTAACTTCTTCACCGGGATCTATATTACAGAGAACCTCGAACTTAATACTCTCGGACTTAGATGCCTCTTCACTACTTAGGCTTCTCATATTCTTCTTATTAAATTCTTGAAGGAACGCAGGGTTTAAAAACTCAGAGATTTTCTCCTGAGCGTTCTTAGCCCACAACTCAATAGAAGCTCGGTTACGGGGTTTGAATTCACGCTTCTTACGTGGCCCTGTATCCTGTGAGTTCTTGGGTCTTCCGTTATCTTTAGGAGAGTTAGGATTACCCTTATCGAAAGGAAGATCCATTTGCTTCTTCTTGTCTGCATCCTTCTCAGAGACCTTGTTCATCTCAAGGACTGATTGATCGCCCTCTTTCTTATCCTCAAGCTTTACGCCCACCTGAGTAGGGGAGACGATTCCTGTTTGAAGTGCAATCTTCTCTAGAGAAAACTCTTTATCAACAGCATGGTAAGGACTGACCTTCTCTACTCCTGTCTTCTCTCTAACCTTGCTCTCGTTCTTCATTCGTTTTCTTTCAACACTAGGAGTTGCCTTAATGTTACGTTGAACGAACTCGTCACTAATGATGTTTCTATCAGCTAGGTTAATCATAAGCTGAGTCATCGAGGCAGGGTCTTCGAGATACATGAAATCATACTCAATCTCAGCAGGAAGACGGAAGCCCATTGCTTCTTGTACAATCTTAATTTGTTCTTTCCAGAAAGCAGTTAAGATGTTTCTTGCATAGTTTAATCTCTCCGCAAGGGTCTTTAAGGAGATGAGGTTGTTTGTTGTTCCCCCAGCACCAGAGGTTCCAGTAAGAGTAGGAGGGATTCCAAGGCATGAGTAAATAGCCGTAAGTGTAGGCCTATACTTCTCTTCTCCTAAGAATCTTTGAACGTCAGTTCCGGTTTCGATTAGCTCGATATCAGGGCCCCACACAATATCAACCGTACCACCGCCCACATTAGCCCCAAGGATTTCTCCAAGAGCAGATGCAGCATTAGGTGTTGGTGCAAGCTTATGTTCTAGACTTCCAAGTTTCCATACTCTGATTTTATTAACAGCACCATCAAGAGCCGCTTCATCAGCAAGCTTAAGCTTCTCATATAGACGGAGATCTTTAAAGCAGGCATAGGTCATAGGGTCAGCCCACTGTTGCCAGTCATCCTTCTTATAGTGAAGCATATAGGTCTTATCTGCAGGGAGGAGAACGGAACCACCTTTTTCTGCAGCTTGCAAAATCTCTGGTGGTATCTTCGCTAACAGAGCTCTTTCTGCAGGATCAGCACTCTTCCTCAGTTTGTTTATTTCACGTTGAAGACTAGTAGGTAGATCCATCCTGTAAAGCTTTTCTCCTACCAGACCTGCGGTATTTCCACCAACCACATCAATTAACAAGGGATCGAGGAAGGTGAACTGCCAAGGGATTTCTGCTTTTGAGAACGCTCGCTTCGTTATAACAGCTTCCATATCTGGAGATGCTACGGAGCGTTGCATTTCATTCCTTTTGCGTTTGTTGACTTTGGCAGTCTTCGAACGAATGGGGACATTGGCCTCTCTGAAAAGAAGGTTGCAAATCCTTTCAGAAACTATCTTGCCGTTAACCCGACTAAACCATTCATTATAGAATTGCTCTATACGTCTGTTAGGATGAACTAACCGAACACCTTGACAAGCAAAGTCCCCCATTAGATCCACAGCGTTTCTTATCAAACCTATCTTGCGATAAGCCGAACGAGCAAACGCTATAATTTCCTTACTTTCCGTAGGAATCCTAGCTGAAGGCCTAAACCAATCGAAATCGGCTTGAGTCAGACCGGGTTTACCACTAATTCGCGTAGTGAGATCAGAAAAATCTCGACCTCTCGATCCAATACTAGCATAGGAGAAATCGGTAATGGCATCACCGTATTGAGCTAAGGCCTTATCTCTTTTGATAGGGTCTGTGTAGTCCCAACTCACATAAGCTGTGTCTTTTTTGGTAGTTCTTGCTTGTGAATTTTTGATAGGGTCTTTTCTCTTCGCCATTCTTCTCTCCAGATAATATAGATGGGTATTGCAATACCTATTATATGATACACCGATACCTATTGATTCTTACGAATTGCAAAGAAAGTGCCGGGGTTTAGATTTTTTGCCCACTCAGGGCCGACATACATGTCTTGACTGTGGTTAGGAACGCTGCCATCTCCTGCCACTTTACCGATATGCTGATAAGAAGGAGGAGGAAGACTTCTTGCTATAGTCCTAGCTATCATATTCACGATAACCAAAGCACTATAACGATCCTTTCTCATTCTTCCCTTTTTCCCCGTATCTAATTTGATCTCAGGGGTATTCCATCTCTCTCTATTGGCACCAGTTGAAGTCATTACAATAGTAGCAAGCTCATCCTTCAGTTCCTCAATCTCCATTACAGCATCCTCGAAAGTATCATACAGTCGAAGAGCCTCTGTTTCTCCCATCTTATCTTTCATCTGATCAAAGAAGATTTTATCTTTCTCTGTCATTATGCTAAGACTCAATGTGTCGAACCGAGGGAATAGTAAAGCCTTGTCTTCCATGTCCTTTCTAAGACCATGATTAGCTTCCGAAGTCCACGTAGCCTTGGCAAAGTTTACCAGCTCTAGGATATGATCTCCAGCCATGTCGTCAGTGTCTTTAGTTTTGCCATCTTCAATAACCTCATAGATAGGCCTCTCTCCCTCCTGTAGCTTATCTAGATCCCTTAACGACTCTGCTATAGTGTAACCACCGCCCTGAGAGTCAATCCCTAATCGAACGCAAGGAAAGATCCTCATTAAGTCTCTAATCTTTCTAGCACAGAAGCTATAGTAATCGTGAGAGCTTGTAAGGCCCGCTTTCTTTCTTCCTGCAAAGTCCTTTTTGTTCGTTGTCCACACATTAACAATACGCTGGTGCTCTGGGTGAAGCTCCATGACGACGACAGCGAAGTTATCCTGTTCGGAGGCAGGGTCAACGCCAATAACATAGGAGGAGCCAGCAGTACCCCTAGTAATGGGATCAAACACATGAGGACACCAAGGTGGCCAATTCTGCTTCCCAGCATTGTCATCACTAGCAACGCAGGACTGAATAAGACTCCTCTTGAAAAACCCCTGACTATCAGAGGTGAAGCAACAACCGTACTCCATTTGATAGATACCATTGTGCATAGTAGCACGAGCCCTAGCGACTTGCTGTGCATCCATAAAGCCGTCTGGAATCAACTCATAAGGCATTCTTATGATGGAGAAGTTCTTCCAGTCTAAGTTCTTCATGTAGTCTGGTACTGCATCTTGGCCTTCCTCTGTATCTCCAGCCTCCTCAGCTACCTTGTCAAAGTCTCCACCATTATTGATAATAGACTTGTACTTCCTCCAGTAGTCAGCATATGGTTCAAACGCATAGCCAGCAGTTCCAGAGATAATAGACTGGTTACTCTTCCTACTCTTAAAACTATCTTCATTAACCTCAGACCAAGTTCCTTCTTCTTTCATCTGCTTTCTTTTAGCAGCTTCTTTTACATTGTCAGTTGGATTACTTGAGACAGCCGCAAAACCAGCAACAACAGTCTCGTAAATATGGGTAGGGATAGATCCAAATTCATCCGCTATAATAGTATGAGCACGAAGACCACGAATCTTACTGCCGTCACCTAGAGGTACCGCCATTGCCCAACTGTCATTAATTCTTAGAGTACACCTATCAACATCTCGTCGAGGCCCACTAGCGTCAGAGCATATACTCTGGAGTAAGGGAGCATTACGCCAAATGGTATCCATGTATTCAAAGATAACCTTAGACTGCCTAAACGCTGCACCTACAATAACAATCTTAGATCCCGGTATAAAGGTAGCCTTCAATACGCAGTACACAGCCAAGAGAAAACTCTTACCGAAACCACGACTCGCAAGATACATAGGGAATGAACGCTTCCAGAGCTCTCGGAGCACACAGGTTTGTACAGGTAGTAAGTCTATGTTTAATAGTTTCTTCACTGTCCAGTGGAAATACTCAGGGTTCTTCATTATCCTTAGAATATGAAGGTGGAGGTTCTCGGAGTTCTGCTGTGAGAGATCCGTCAAAGGGTTCTTAATATTCTCTACATCTTTATTTTCCAATCCAAGAAATGCGTATTCTGGATCTTCAACATTAAGAGGCGTAAAACTCATGCGTCTTCCTCATTATATAAAAGGCTGTTTCTTCCGCTCTCTTGCTGTCTCCGCACGCTATAACATGAACACCATGTTCCAATCTCGCAGACGAGATAATCCTCATCATATACTTTCCTTTAATTCGGATACTCTTCCACTTTGCCTTCGGAACCGTCGAGCCAACTGGGTATCTCTCGATATCACCCCAGTTAAATTCAAGAATTAGGAAAGCATGAGGGAAGCTAGACATTCTTTCAAGTTCTTTAAGGAATCTTTTCTCTCCGCAATTGCCTGCCAACTCAGAGACTGACTCTTTCCTCTCAATGCAAAGTAGGTGCTCCATGCCTTCTATAGAATAGTCACCTATCTCTACCTTCTTCTTAGTTGTCCCGGAACAGTAAGCGTTCTCATCAAACCACCAACCGTGCCCCTCTTTCTCCCTAGTATCTTTTATGATATGAAACCTACTCATCTTCGTCTTTCTTCTTGTCCATCTTTTTTATTTTTTCGATCATGTTCCACTCTAGTATTTTAATAAAGAAGTCTGCGAAGACATCCTCACTACCAGTAACCTTCTTGTGACACTTATTACACAGTGTAATACCATTACATATGTCAAACCTCATCGAAGGGTATGCCGACCAAGTTCTAATGTGATGTACCTCTAATCTAGAACGACTCCCACAACCCGGCCACTTGCAAGCATTGCCATCCCTGTCCCTAACGTCCTTTCTAAACTTAGCATAAGCTGGATTCTTCATGTCTCGCGTGCTACCACGCTTAACATACTTCCCTCTATACGTTTTTCGACTCACACCTTTTTTTCGACTTCGTCTTCTCTTGCGCGTCATGGATATCGCTTTCTACCATTCGGTGAACAAGTTCTTTGAATGAAACTTCTCTAGACCAACCTAGCATCTCTTCTGCCTTATAAGGATCGCCCCTTAAGAACTCGACTTCTGAAGGTCTGTAGAATTTTGGATCTATAACAATAAAATCTTCGTAGTTACCAATGTCTGCATATTCAAAAGCCTCAGACAAGAAGTCACGGACGCTACATGCCTCGCCTGTTGCAACCACAAAGTCATCTGGATTTTCCTGCTGGAGCATCAACCACATCGCATTGACATAATCCTCTGCATGGCCCCAATCTCGATATGCGTCTATATTACCCAGTCTTAGCTTAGGAAAGCTACACCCAGAGGCACTAATAGAGTCCCCAGTCATATTGAACTCACCAGTTTTTAAATCTAAGCCATTAGAACTAAGCCAATTAATAAAGTTTCCAATCCACTTAGTAATCTTTCGGGTAACAAAGTTTTCCCCTCTACGTTCGCTCTCATGATTGAACAGGATGCCACATGAACCAAAGATTCCGTATCCTTCTCTATAGTTCCGCACAAGATGGTGCGATGCTAACTTCGCCGCTGCGTATGGACTTTGAGGCTCAAAGGCGGTATTCTCATCTTGAAAATTTCCCGTAATGTTTTGTTTAGATCCCAAAGGCAGAACGGCATCATTGTTATCTACATTCTTCCCAAACATCTCGCTCGTACTAGCTTGGTAAAACCTAGTGGATGGTGAGAACCGTCGAATAGCCTCAAGTAAATTGATTACTCCAATGGTGTTCACTTGAAACGTATAGTCCGGCTGATCAAATGATGTTCCTACATGGGACTGCGCCGCAAGATTGTAAATCTCATCAGGTTTATACTTTTCAACAATGGAGTACACAGAACCGCTATCTGAGATCTCATACTCCTCAACTAGAAAGCTAGAGGAGTCGATGTGATCTATCCTTGACTGGGTATTCGTGCTGGTTCGCCTCTTCAAGCCAATAACCCGGTAGCCCTTCTCTAATAGAAGCTCCGCTAGGTAGGAACCATCCTGACCCGTAACGCCCGTGACAATCGCCGTCTTCATTTCACTCATCGTTCGTTGTTTCCTTTTATAGTGTCAGCATTAAGAAATGGTTGGTCAATCTCTCCATTTTCGAAGGTGTGGAACTCTTTCAGTTTTTCAATAGACTTATCTGCTGCTATCCGATGCACTTCCATCTCATAGCCTTCCTTCTTGCGAAGATCCTCGTCATCTAGTTGTCTTAGCCACGCAGAGAAGTTAGTTTTAGCATCCTCAGTGTTCCGCTTGCGCTGCTCTCTTGTTCCCTTAAGATCCTTTAGGAGCCGCTCCTTCTTTGTTAGCAACTTTTCATGCTCTCCGATATAGCTCGACTTAGAAGAGAAGGCCGCACCTAATTGCGTTTGAAACATAGCTAACGCCGTAAGATCTTGTAGGTCTTCTGGCTTATCCATTTCCTCATCAATTAGATTATTTAATCGGTTTATATTATGGATTACCTCTTGTCGATCTTCCATACCACGATTAATTAGAATCTCAGTCCTAGACACCTCTAAGATCTGCATCTCTTCCGAGGTGGTTACGTCCTCAGAAAACTGGGTATAGTAGTCAGCCCACTGGTGCTCGAAAAAAATAATCTCGGAGTCACTGAACTGCTTTAGCATTTCCTGATAGTAATACCGGCCCCTAAGCTTAACGAGAATATGCTCGCTATCCGTCATGTTGCGAGCCTTGAGGTTTTCCTTATCTATGAACTTACGGACAGGTGCCTCCGTCCGATTTAAGAATGCAGCTATCTCCGCGATAGGCAGATCAAAACAATTCTGTCGAATGTAATCCATCTCACCATTAGAGAGCTTGCCTCTTTTACGACTCATACTTGTTACCCTATGCTTTCTCTGTACTATCCATTTAAATCAACCCCATCCAGTGAAGTCCCACTATGATTCCATAACCTATAAGGTAACCGCCCATGTACCATACCATAATATATATAGTTAAGTCAAATAAGCCCCTTATAAATTCCCTACTCATCTGAACCCCATGATTCAGGGTCTATATTGTTCTCTTCAAAAATCCCCTGTATAACTTCTACTAATGCAGTTTGTCTAACCTTTGGAAGTTTAAGAGAATGAGTTAATCTTATCCAATCTTCTCTGTATTCTATAGGCATATTATCATCTACTAACTCTAACAACTCTTTGTCGTCGAATAGGTCAGACTGGTGACTTCTGCTTAGGGACTCATAGATAGTACTATAAGAGCTCATAAGATTCCTTTTACTGTCATTACGATCTGTCCATCCCTTAATAAGATCACAGTCTCTCTCGTCGTCGAACTTGCTACATTCCTTGTTAACAAATAAGGGGCATGACAAGCAGGGCTTTTCGGGGCGAGAGTAGTTGTTTCTCTTATAATTATACAGGCGGTTTCTTACATGAGTCCAAAGAAAGTTTTCAAGGGGGCGTATTCCATCCCACTTCTCAATACCCTCCCAAGCGAACAGACGAGCCTGTTGTTTCATGTCGTCCATCTCGTGATAGCCGAATTTAAACTTCGAGGCTAATCTGTTAGCAATGTTATTAATAACATCCATCACTTCCTGTTCATTCAAGCTGTAGCCTCACGAGGGGCTGGCTTTGGTTCGTACAGGGCTTCAGATTCAATGTCCATAACCTTAGCTTCAAAGTCAGTAAAGACTAGTACACAAAAAGCTTCCTCGGGTTCAATGTTGATTTGAACATCAGTGATACCTTCGATGAGCTCACCTGTCTCGGCGTTTACTACTTTGGTTTCCGCAGGGTTACCATTATATAGAATACTAATCTTCATTAGATACCCCACACTTACAGTCTTCACAGCCACACACTTCACAGGGGCCTTCTGAGTCGCAGCACTTGTCTTCACCACAACAACCACCCTTGACGATGAGTAGGTCTAGGATGTCTTTGTCTTCAGCAGCATGGGCCGACGCAGACTCTATGGCTAATTCAGCTTTCAGTTCTTCGGATTCGACTACCTTTAGTTCAGATTTTACAAATTTGGGATCATTCATGACTTTTCCAAGCCCTTTCTAAGAAGTTTGTTATATAATATTATATACACGAAAGACCACTTTTAGGAAGATAAAATGAACATAAAATGGACAGAAAAGGAAAAAGATTACATACGGGCAAATGCTGCTCATATGAAAGATAAGGATTTAGCGGAAAGACTGACCTCTATTGCAGGGAGAGATGTTACCTTAGACGCAGTGAGGAAAGTACGACAGAAATTAGGTATTACGAAAAAGTCAGGGCGGGGAATTTGTGGACTAAGGGTTGAGGATTGAGTAAGGGGCTTGTTGTGTATAAGAAGGGTCGGGATTTAAATTAGAAGGGGGAAATCCTTGACCTCTGGGCGATGGGGCAGGGAGAAGGGGAATTTGAAGAGGGTTATGAGTATCTGAAGCAGAGGGCAAACGGCCACTTTTAGTATAAGGGTGGCTGCTTTTTTATTGGCAAACGACCACTTTTATGTATATGTGGTAACCTGATGTCAGCACCACCTCGGGTATTACGGGGAAAGATACGTAGGGTGGGCAATCTACTAAAACTACCCCTTTTACATAGGATAGGGGGTATGGGTATAGAATTGTATACGGGGTATGGGGTAGAGAACGACACCCCACCTATCCTCGGCTCGCACCCCCCACACTAAGGGGTAAAAATACTTTCACTTTCTTTTATAATATAGTGGCGTAGGGCTTGACAAATGCCGATATATATAATATACTTAAGATATAAGAAGTTAAGCAAGGGAATAAAAACAATGAATAAAACTTTAATTAATAACACATTAGCCCTTGACATTACTACCCCTGTAGTATATAATAGTAGTATGACAAGTAACAATAACAGTAACGAAAGAAGTAACAGTATGACTAATAAATCCCATGATGTCCGAGTAATGAAACACATCGACGGTAGCTATGATGTGTTCGCTAACTTTACTACAGTGAAAGAAGCTGTAGAGTATATGCGAAATTGGAACCCTAACGCTATGCAGAGTTGGTATATCGTCAACGCTGACGGTGTTCGCTTGCGAATGAATGACGAAAATAAACTTGAAGTATTTCACAGTTTAATCGGTTAATGTTAACGTTAGCCCTTGCCCTATGACGATACTAAGTATATAATAAGAACATAAGAAGTTAAGAAGTTAAAACACCGTTTCTTGAAAGGAAACACACTATGCACAAAGCACTAAGCTTTAAGATTTACGCCGACACTAAACTAGTCAAGACAACGCGCAACGCGCGTATCGCTGATGCAATCCGAACGGCTTGTATCCGTGACGGCTTCACCGTTAAGGTGAATATTTACAATCGTTGGTCTAAGACCGAAGAAGCTTACTTGTAAGCCTCGATTGATACCGCTGAAACCTAACAGCATAACAATGGTACGTCAAGCCTAAGAGCGTAAACAATGGCAAGAGATGCTTAACTCTGAAAAAAAAGCCGCCGCTCATACCCCCCGCATTAAGGGGTAAAATACTTTGGATTTCTTTTATAATATAGTGGTGTAGCTATTGACATGTGCCGATATATAGTATATAATACAAGTATAAGAAGTTAAGCAATAAGGATAATACAATGACACTAGCACGATTCACTAACTATATTCAATACACTGACAAACGACCTGATAACATTAGTGCCGCTCGATGGTGTGCTATGAGAATATCATACGAAAAGAATTATAAGAAATAGTATTATAGCTATTGACATACACTAGCGTATAGTATATAATATAAGCATAAGACAATAAGACATTAACTAAGGGATAAGACAATGACTAAGACAACACAAGACAACATACTAAACGTAATGTACAATGAGCATCGTATACTAATAGATAAGATTAGTGAGTATGATTATAATGGTGACCTAGCAGTAGTAAAGAAGATGTGTACTGTTATATCATACGTGTATGATGATGAGGCTAATAGCTCCGATGAGTGTGTTAGTGCCACGCCTACAGTACTACCGCTATCTCCCTATATGGGACTAATGGACATGGATATAGCTGCAAGGCAATGGGTAGATAAATAATAGGGGTTGACAACGTATAGCCTATAGTATATAATATAGACATAAGACAATAAGACATTAACCAAGGGACTAACACTATGACACGAGTATCAACCATCAACCTTAACGACACGAGTCGACACTGTACAGTAGAGACAACAGACGACTGTAACCGTGTGCTATACAATGAGGTACAACGTGAGTACTATCTATCTGAGTTCGGTGATGTCGAGGTAGTGTATGACGAGTACTATAAGATATACAGGGTTGCCGCCCATAAGGTACAACGTGATAACGCTATAGCTATTAAGGCTAAGTACTGTATGCGGTACGGCTCTGAGTAGTGTATCACTCAAGGTATCCTCCTAGGGGCTGCATAGGGGCATAGGCATATAGGAGGGCTTAACTCTGAAAAAAAAGCGCCCGACCATACCCCCCACTGGAGGGGTAAAAATACTTTGCTTTTCTTTGAGAATATAGTAGCGTAGGGCTTGACAGATGTCGATATATATAGTATGAGAGACAAGTATTAAGAATAAAATAAAACAAAAATACTTTGAGAATAATCGACGTTTGCTATTGCCCTATATCAATACTGGGTATATAATAAAGACATAAGAAACAACAACAGTAAACAAGGAACACAAGACATGGCTTTTTTCATCTTCGCTCAAGACTACGCAAGAAACAACGCTTGGACAACCGGATACGAACTAGGTCGCCAATGCGGACTAGGTTACGCTGACATGACACCTTGTCCATACGACAACGAAGAACTTGCTCAAGAGTGGCAATGGGGTGTAAACTCTGGACGTAACGATTCATAAAAACTTTGAGAATAATTAAAGTTTACCCTTGGCAAATGCCGATAATAATAGTATACTTAAGACATAAGAAGTTAAGACATTACAACCCGTTCTTGAAGGGAACAACATTATGACTAAAACGAAACTAAAAACACGAACGATTGATAGCAACGGCTTCAAGTTCGTTTACATTCCTAGTATGCATTCAATGAGTGTTTACTATCCAAGTGGGCGGCTGGAGTTGTTTCACCAACTGTTTGACGACAAGTGGTATCATGTCGCTTGTAAAATCATGAATCGTCACGGTATCCCCGGATATTAATCAATTAGCCCTTCGGGGTATGCTTAACTCGAAAAAATCGGGCCCCGCTCATACCCCCCACTAGAGGGGTAAAAATACTTTGCTTTTATTTGAGAATATTTAACGTTTGCTATTGTACTATGACGATGATACGTATATAATAAAGACATAAGAAGTTAAGGATTTCAT